TTCGCCTTGAAGATGCTTAGTGATTCTTTGAATAGCATTCATAGCAATTGCCATCTCTCTACGAGCCATTTCGTGCTCATAGTCTTCTTTAAGATGGTTGCGTAATTCTTTGAAGGTTTTCATTATCCCATATGAGAAACTGAGGTGGCTGAGATATCAGTGATGCCAGCGGCAACTTCTAAAGTATCTGTTGGCTCTTTATCAATAACATAATCATGTGCAGGAGAGCACAAGAAACTTCCTAATGTTGTGCCAGAAGAATTCTTCAGTGTAACCAAATGTGCTTGACCACCATTGTGATCGTGTTGCACAAGAATAGTTTTGCCACTACTAACATTTGATGGAGTGTCCGACAATACTGCCGATGCACTCAATATTTTGATTACGTTCATTTTACTTACCGTTTATTTTCTATTTATTCTTGGCAGCATCTTTAATCATCTTTTGAAGATCTGCCGTGGTGCCAATAAACATTGTGTTATTGACTGTGGTTGGTGCTGACTTCTTATCTTCTTTGCCAAGATTCTTCATCTTGTGCTGAAGATCAATAAGTTTATCGGTCATGTCCGAGACCTGCTTCATAGCGTTCACAGCAACCTCATACGCTCTGGGGTGACCAGATTCTTGTGCAACCTCTAACGCTCCTTGAACTGCTTCTTGCCCCTGGGAGATTAGTCTATATAACTCTCCTCTGGTATATTCATAATCTTTGTTAGCATCAACGCTAATCTCGCTGTTCGCTTGAGTAATCATTTCGGTTGTTTGTTCAATCGGTGCTATGTCAAAGATTTCTTCCATGTTGTTTTCAAATTTACTCATAAGAAAGTATACCCTTCATTAAATCCAAAATCATCGCTAGGCATTAGTAATGCCGTATCACCAGCATCTATATTACCGTCATTATTAATATCCGTAATAGCTTCTGGTTCCACATCATATCTAAGTGTTCTACGATGTTGCTGGTAATCACCAATAGATTCGTAAACAGTTGCCTTACGAATTAGAGCAGCATCACTAACTGGACCGTAGACATATGTTTTAGCAGTAAACTGTAAAGTATAAACGATACTTCTACGAGTCAGCATATCATCTTCGTAATCATCCTCGTAATTAATCGACTGCAATACAACAGGGATGTCTTTTTTCTCATCCATCTCTGGGATCATATTTATAGTGACGTTGAAAGATGGTTGAAAAAATGGTATAATCTGTTCCAGTATTTGTAGAGCATCATCTTGATTCTTTGATAAAATACCTAACTCAAAACCAATAGTGTATGGAACTGGCATGTATTGAACTCTAGTTTCTTGCCCGTCAACATTCATATATTTTTGAATGGGAGAAGTTTTCCTTGCAGGATCATAGGAAATACCAGTAACTTCAAATGAAAGTCTCGGCATTGTAATACCGATTTTTCTATTCACATCTGGGTTCTGATCTAATCGAGCAAGAAATTTATCCTTAGGACCATACGCCAAAGGAATTTTTTCTCTTTCAATTTCATTTCCAGTTTCTGGGTCTTTTCTTGTTACTTGAATATTATTGAACAGAGTTCCAAAAGCAACTACTGTTTTTTTAATACAAGAATGATAATAAGGTGTGCCTAACATTAAAATGATCCTCCAATATTTCCATATTCACCAAATGGGTTTCTTTCGGTAAAGTCTAATAGATTATCTGCTTTATCTTCATAGTATTTATTTTCAGCATATTCATAGTCTGTTAACTGGAAGTCTATAGTACTGAATGAATCTATAGACCACGTTGCTGCACTATCAGATCCAACAATATCTTCTCCTTCTTTAAACTGACCTTTGTTATCAGTGACTCGCAATTTCAAACCAGTAGGATCCCATTCCACCACCTTCGCAGTTACTTGTACAGGAACTCCATCCGATAGATATGTTTGTGTTATTTCCTCTCCAACCGTAAATGCACCAGATCCACCCGAAGAAACATAAATTGGAAAGACATTGGAATCTGTGTATCCATATCCATCAATATCAGAATCTCCAGTATCGAATATTGCATTTCCAGGTTGCCATATCTCGGCAGTCATTTGGAAAATATATTGTTGTCCGAGTGCATAGAATGGAATCTCTCGTTCAACAAATTTAATTTCGTATAGATCATTTGTAAGTGGATAATAAATTAAATCTCCTTCATTTGGTCTACTTTGTATAGTTGTATCAATTAGCGGATCTACATAATCTGTCCATCTTCTTCTGGAGCATACAAATGTTACTTCATCGGTGATTTTTAAACCAAACTTAGACATCATTTCTGATGGAGATCCAAATCCTTCTACATTAATCAAAAACATTTCAATGACAGCAAAATCTTCAAACCTAGACATAATAAGATCATTCATCGCATTATCACGGATCTTTATCCTAGGAATGTATTTTACATCAGAACCAAATAGAAATATCTGTTCGTCGAACAGATCTTGGTACATGTCTCTTTCTGATTGTCTTCCGCCATACTGCTGGAAGTAACTACTAGTTGCCATATCAGCCGATCATATCTAGTGGTGGTAATTCATAATCAGAAATAATTTTGCTTTCTATTTCATCGAGTTCTTTCACAGCATCTTCATAAATCTCTCTTCCGTTAATTTGAACTCCCCCAGGAAGTTGGACGTTATTGAACTTGATTAGATTCTGTCCCCACTGCTTTTTGATTGCCGCTGTAGCATAACGCTTCACCCAAAAATCATTGTAGATTTTTGTTAAATTTTGTGGATCTAGTGCTCTATAACATTCAATGATAAAGATCTTTCCTTCAGTTAGCATAGAAGGATCATAGTCTATGAATAGTTTTCCGTTGCGTTTGGTGAATCTATACTGGATTAATGAACCAGTATTAAGAACCATATCGAGTGTTTCAATATATTGCTTTACCATGTAGTAGTTTAAAATGTCAATAGATCCAAAAGCATATAGATCATTCAAAAAGATTTGAAACTCAATACCAAACAAGTCTCCTCTAATACTACTAGATGTTAGTGAGAAAATTTTCTCAACCCCAATAATATGATCTGGCAATTCTAAGTAATTACTTCTTTCTTCCCAGGTAGTCCCATCGGCAGAAGTATGGGTAACATTAGTTTCTTTGAACCTAGTAACTTCGGTAGCAGATAACTCATGCTTTAGATACATTTTTTCCATACCATCGAAATGGCGTTCTTGGAAGAATTGGAATGTATCATCCAAAGCATCTTCCACTTGACTATCTGCTACGTTTATTTGTAGAACAGGTGCTCCAAGTTTGCGTAAGCAATAATCTTTGAGTTCTGCTCTCGATGCTGGTTTTGCCATCTATGAGCCTATAAATTCCCTTCTTATGTATTTATAGTAAGACTCTATTTATGAAAAATATCGATGAAATCTAAATGATGTTCTCCAGGAATCAAAGAACTGTCGTCAAATTTTGCCAAATGCATTGTGTCACCCCACTGGTAATCTTTACCAGCAAGAGTATGATAAAACATCATCATAGAACTATTAAACAACATATAGTTATTTAAATTTTTCATAATATTATCATAAAATTCATAGTCAACATTTTTATGATCTGTCCAAAATTTTGTGTCATTTCTATGACATGTTTTATATTGTGCTAGTATAAATGATGCCCAGAACTGATACATGTCTCTAATATATGCATTCATATGATCTATTTGCATCAACAAATAGTCTTCTGTTCTGTGTGTATATTCAAAATATTTTTCCAACTTTATTAATACATCTCCAGTCATAGAAAGACCAGGAGCATCTAATGGTTCTAAAAATCCATTTAACATACCAAGAGTACAATAATTTTTTTTAAAAGTTTCTTTGTTGTATCTTGGATAAAAGTCCACAACTCTAGGAGATAAAGTCTTATCACCTATATCGGTCAAAAACTCATCAACTGCTTCATCTACAGATACATGTTTATCGCTAAAAACATATCCAGTACCAACCCTAGAATAAGTTGGAGTAATCCATCTCCACCCATACTTCATAGTTTTTGCTACAGTATATGGATGAAATTGATTTCGTTTATCAACGTACTCAAGTGGATATACTACAGCTTTGTTTGTGAGTAAAACATCTGATAGATCAACGTATTCTTCTTTTAAAATATCTCTTATTAAATTAGAATTTCCACTAGCAAATATAAAATAATCTGCTTCTATAACATACCCAGATTTTAAAACAATTGAAGAAATAGTATTATTTACAAAATTGCAATTAACTACGGTATCTACTATTGACTTTACCTTTTGATTTTTAATCGCTAAATTACTAAGATAATTAATATATTTTCCTGCATCAAAATGCCATGATAAAGGATGCAATTCTTCTGGGTCATCTAATAATAAATTTTCTGACGTAATTTCAGTTATTCTTTTACCAAAAAAATTTTCTATTGGAATATCTTTTGGTTTACTACCAAAAGATTTACCATAAACTATCTCTGGTATACCCATTCTTTCGAATGGTTTAGTGCCTTTAAAAAAATGCAAAAAATTTTTATTAGACCAATTTTGATAAAATACTCCGTATTTTATTGCAGCGTCAGTTTCTCTGATAAAATCTTTTGTGTCTAAATTAAATTTAGAATGAAGTTCTGGTGTTTTGAGTGTATTAGATTCTCCAACTCCGATAGGTGGAATTTCATCTGATCCGATGATAGTCACTTTTTCTATGTAATTTTTTTCTTTGAAAAGATTACATGCCAACCAACCAGCAGCTCCTTTTCCAATTATACATAAATGTTTTATTTTCATATAAAAAAATCCCCCTTACGGGGGGATACTATCATTCTGCAGATTCTTCTTGTACTACTTCAGTTTCTGAAGTTTCTGCTGGGGTCTCTCCATCCAGCAGAGCAAGGGTTTCTAATCCACCCTCTAGCTTAGTTCTGTACTCTTTTGCTTTAACGAGATCTGCTTCTAGTTGAGCAATTTGTTCGCCAACCGTTTTTAGTTGGGTTTCGAAATTTTCTTTAAGTGCTTTTGAATCCATTGTTACCTCAAGTTATTTTTTAGAAAGAACCGTAATGTAAAGACCATTCCACCATGAGGAAGAATCTTCATATTGAGTTGTGAGCAACTGCCGCTCGTACACTATATTTAGATTGGTTTCAGAAATGAAATCTTTTACGGATTTCACTACACCATCAAAATTCGCGTCATCAACAATTAACATAAATGTGTCGTCGGTAAATTTCAAAAGATTTTTTAGACTATCTTTTTGTGGTTGATACTGATGATCTGCATCATAAAATACAATATTTACCGAACGATCAATATCATTATTATCCAATAGATCGATAGATTTGTCAATATGCTTATATGATTTTGGTTTGTATTTCATAGCATTTGCTACAAATTCATATTTTGGTTTGGAATATCCTTTCCATTCCAAATCTAATCTTGCTGGAGCAATAGAATTTATTTTGTAACTATCTACAGCATATGAACAAACATCATTATTCATTACAGCAGCAAAAAAAGTACTACCAGCATAAGCACCTATTTCCAAGTATCTAGCATCTTCGATAGAACATACATTGTTTAAAAAATGTCTTACACGCGAAGAAGATAATCCTTCTATAGAATAATTTTCTTCTTCAAAGTTAGACACCCCAATCCCAGAATTATACAATGATTTTTCTAAATGAGTTACATATGGATGTAGTTCTTTGTGATATTTTCTTACGCGAGAATCAATAACTGATTCGCAGTAATTGCATTTCCAGCAATCGAATTTACAAGTTTTAATTTTTTCACGCCATATATCTATTGGTCTATTTTCTATGTGAATATCATGTATAAACTCATCAAAATTTGGAAATAGATATTTACTATCTTGTGCCCAATTTTTTATTATATCCATACTCTCTTTTAATCTGCTAGCAGATTCTCTACCATGCATTTTAAATACATCAATACCAAGATCAATAAACTCTATCCAATCTTCTTTCCACGGTGGTAGAATTGCTGCCTTAAGAGAATGAGCAGAATCTGACATGTCCCAAGAAGAACAAGATACTCTACTAATTGGATCTGCAAAAAATTCTGGGTTGTCTACTTGTCTTGTACTATTGTAATGATAGTGTTCTGGCATGATAGGACATCCACCCCAACAGTTTTCGTTTGCTAACAGCGATAACTTAACTGGTTTACCTATAGATTCACAATAATCTTTTGCTTCTTTTAATTTTACTAATTGTTCTCTATCGCGCATCAGATCTCTATCTAAATTGATATAATGAAATCCTGCTTTTGCTAAAGATACAATTTCGTTTGGTCTTGTTACTTCTCTCAAAATAGTATTTTTGATAAAAAGTTCTGGGAATTCTTTTTGAATTTGCCCAGTCATCAACCATGATGTATGTGGAATAGTAGCAATTCTAACTCCACGTTCGTATACAAATTTAAAATGATCTATAAAAAGATCTAAATTTGTTTGATCTGGTCGCACAAATATATTATTGAATGTAGCAGATAATGGAATCCCAGTTTTTTCTGAGATGTATAATGCATTATATGTTGTTTGTTGACTATTTTGAAACAAATCCCCCATAGCATCTTGCTCGAACGGGGGCATTCTGCATGTAAAGTATAGATCAAAAATATAATCTTTATGATCTATTAAAAATGGTATAAGAGTATTGTTTACTAGTTCTTCAGATATCTTTGGATTTATCGGAAGACTGAACACTTTCTTTGGATGCATTTAATTCACCTTTCACGTCTTTTAATTTTTGTAGCAAAGGAATTTCTAAATTGTCTTCTATTCCGTGGAAAGTTGGGATAATTGATCCAGGAAGTTTTTCTAATTCTTGTAGGTATGGAATTAGTTGCTGTTGCATCTTTCCGATACTTACATTTAACATGCCAGAATATTGAGACGCTACTTGTAATATAGCAGCTTGATCTTCCTCGTTCATCATCGCAATAGAATCCATGTTGCCGATACCAACCCTTCCATTACATAGCATGTCTAATGCTGTTTGTTTGCCCATTCTGGCAATCCAATATTTTCTCTCTTCTTCTTCGTCGTAATCAATGTGTTTATATAATTCTTCTTTGGTTAGATTTAAAGATTCGACATAATCGTAAAAAGAGTTCAATTCTCTTTCTAGTCCTCTGATTCTTTTTATTACTAACTCTACATCCAATACGGTCTCTTCTTCATCTATTTCCAGTGCTTCGCGCTCTCTTTCATCTACACAAGTTTCTAGGTCTTGTCTAATATGTTTTAATTTTAATTCAAACCGTTTGAGATCTATTCTTGTTTTTTGTAAAGTGTGTGTTCTGGTATCAATTTCCAAAAAAGCTTGCTTGATCTGTCTGTCGTTAGTGACATGCGATCTCATAACATAATTCTTAATTTGTGGATCTGACATACCAGAAGTCCACGACCCAGCAAGCTGGTCAATTTCATCTCTTGTTATTTTCATGTGTCAATTAAAAATTATATCCTGTTTTTACTGGTTTTTGGTAAATGATTTTTCCGTCTTCGTCTAATACTATTCTTCCCATTTCTAAAGATTGTTCTTTATGCATAGGTAGACCAAAATAATCTTCATACAAAACGTTCATTTCTTTGATGGTAGTACAATTATAAAATTCTTGCTTCAATGATTGGCAACGAAGATATAGTTGAGAAAGATAATTTTTTCTTTCCTCTTCTTTTTTATTTATGAGTGATTTTAAATCATCAACTGACAATCCTTTTACTTCGGATAATTTTAAAATAAATTCTTCGTCTTGTTGTAATTCCCAACTATCAATCTCAAATCTAGTAGTATTTGCGATATACTGTTGATATCTTTTATCGAATTCTTCCTCCAATAGAACCTTCGCCATAATCTTCATTGCTCTCACAATACAAGCATATCTTTTTTCTGTAACTGGAATAGTTATCTTTGGATTAAAGTTATTTTTGTATTGCTCTGCATCAATATCATCCCATTCAAGGTTCATGTCCTTGTCATCTAAACCAATCTTTACCGTACTTCTTGGATCTCCAAAAGATCTAAATCCAAAAACTGCCGTCTCTTGGTCTAGTTCTTCAAAAGTATGGACATATTTTTTCATTATTGGAAATTGTGTAGCATCTATTGAATAGACGTTCCAATTAAATATATTTCCGTATGGTATGTATGATGATAGTTTTGATAACCCTATGTCATCATTTGAAATAAAATATCTTTTCATGTTAGATTAACCTCCTTATACTCCTGTGTAACCTGAAGCGACTGAACCAAATTCTGTACCAGCACCAGATGCTCGTCCAGGAGTTCCTACACTATTTACAGTACTATTGAAAGCAAATGTATCGTTAGAGTAGTTCATAATACCACCCTGGTTATTCTGAGCACCATTGTACATACCAACCATGTAACCAGCAGTCATACCTGTATGTAGACTTTCTTCTCCACAATCTGGTTTTCCAACAGATGCTAATTCAACACCAGTTGTTGAATTTCTCTTTGACCATGGGTTCGCAGTTCTATATCCACCACCAGTATTCCAATAAGAGAAATTACCTCTAGCAGAAATAGTTTTGTTTGTTCCATCTGTTGCGGGTGGACTGTTCCATCCAATGAATGATTCATTTGCCCATGGGAATTGATAACCATTGGA